CTTGATCGATGGGCGTGTCAACGTCAACGCCGAGGTGGCGGAATCGATGTACAAGACCGCGAACGGCTACGAGCACCCGGACGTCAAGGTGTTCTTCGACAAGGATGCAGGCCTCGATCCTGAGACAGGGGTGGATCTGCGCATTGTTACTGTCCCAATCACCAAGCATTACACGCCTGATACCAACGCCGGGAAGTTCCTGTTGAAGAACGCCTTCCCCGGCAAGTTTAGTGACAGGCAGGAGTTCACCGGCGCCGGCGGCAAGCCCTTGCTGCCAGAGATGACAGACCTCGAGCGCGCCCGCCGGCTGGCGTTTCTCTTAGCAGCGGGCGATCATGCCCTCAAGGAGCAGGACGATGCCGCTGACGCATAAGGGTGCTACCATCTACGCGGCGATGGTCAAGGAGTACGGAAAGAAAAAGGGGCGGAACGTGTTCTACGCGAGCCGCAACAAGGGCACGATCAAAGGGGTTGACCGAAAGAGGAGGCACTGACATGGGGTACGGTTTTAACGCAACGGGCAACTCCGTAGTCGCGGTAGGCTCTACCGCCAGCGGCACGGCTGTACAGGTATCGACGGTAGGTGCAGCGGACACTGTCCGCTTGCAGAACATGTCTACCGATCGCGCTTTCATCAGGCTCAGCAGCACCGGAGCTGCGGTCACTGCACCGACAAGTGCGGCATCGGCTAACGGTATTCCGCTCGAGGCAGGCGCGATGGATTACTTCAAGGGCGGCCCAAATTCATATCTCACCGCATTGACTACCGTCGCTACCGCTACGGTTCGCATCGCTGCGACGCCTGGCACTGGCGGTATTTGATCCGTACTGGTCCGGTAGATCAGAACACTCCGACGCAATAAGCAGCTTCGGCATACAAAGGAGGCAGTCAGATGTCAGATACATTGGAAGGTATACGATCGCAGGTGCTGACGTCCATCTACGGACGAAGGCTGGGGCTTGACAAGGACGGTTGCTTGGTAGGTGCGCCTGCTTTTCGCGTACCGGTAACGGCTGTCACCACCGCGTACACGGCAAACATCCCGTCGTACGGGGTCGTGACGGTGCAAACGGCAACAGCGGCGACTCCGTACACGCTGGATCCTCCGAAACCGGGTGCGGTGGTGGACATCATCTCGATCAGTACGTCCGGGGCGGTGATCACGCTTGAGTCGGGCAACTTCATGTCCAACGCAAGCAGCACGCTTAGTGCGATGACGCTGACGGCGGCATCGTCCTATCAAGGGGTGCGTCTTGTGGGTCTTTCCACGGCGCTGATGAGGATCGACAACTTGCAGAGTTCGTCTATCACCACCGGCATTACGTTCGCTTAACGGGAGGCTATCATGGGAGAGAGCATGATGAGCTTGCCGCGAGGCGAAGGTAAGATTGCGATCGTTGGGTCTGCGCCCAGCAGTATTCAGCTCGCACCGTACGATGATCCAACCTGGGCAATCTGGTGCTGTTCGCCGGGGGCCTACGGTGTAGCCAAGCGATCCGATGTGTGGGTCGAGATGCACCGCTGGCACCCGGCGGAGCCCGGTCGCAATCAAGCGCCGGGTACGCGCCCGTGGTTTTCCTCCGAATTTCATTTCTTCCTGAAGAAGCATCCGTTGGTGCTGATGTCTCAGGCGGAACCAAGTATCCCTAACAGCCATCGGTTTCCGTTCGACCCACTGATCCGTAAGTACGGTCGCTATTGCTGGACCTCAAGCATCGCTTGGATGATTGCACTGGCGATAGAACAACGACCGCATACCATTGGGCTGTGGGGCGTGGACATGGCCGCAACCGAGGAATACGCTTATCAGCGTCCGGCCTGCCAACACTTGGTCGGCCTTGCAATCGCAATGGGCATCAACATCATCCTGCCGCCCGAGTCGGATCTCATGCGCCCGCCGACTATGTACGGCTATAGCGACAGCACGCCGCGTCACATCAAGATGACCGAACGCCTGACTGAACTGACCACCAAGAAGCAACATGTTGTGGCTACCCTCGAAGCTGCCAATCGTGATATGCATTATCTTAACGGCGCGATCGACAATCAGAACTACGTGCTCGGCCACTGGATCGATGACGATAATTTCGACCCGATGCATGCCATGTCCATGGCCGCCGAGTATGAACGTGGCGATGTCGTGCCGCCTCCTGTACTAGAGCCCATCGATGAGCCAGATTCAGGAACTGCTGGACCGCCTGACGGACCTGCCGCCCCAGAAAAAAGCTGAGCTCGACGAGGAGCTCGAGCGGCATACCGCGCACATGCTGTGGGTCCCTAATCCGGGCCCACAGACAGATGCGTATCTCTGCACAGCCGATGTGCTGCTTTATGGCGGCCAGGCCGGTGGGGGCAAGACACATCTCGAGCTCGGATGGGGCATTAATACCGCTGAGTCGGGCATCATCTTTCGTCGTGAGCGCACACAGACTGACGGCCTGGAGAAGGAGGGCAAGAAGACTATCGGGCGTCTGGCCAGCTTCAATGGCCAGGATCTCGAGTGGACCTGGCCCAACGGCAAGACGTTGAAGCTCGCCGGCATGAAGGAGCCTGGTGACTGGATCGACCACGCCGGCCGTGAGCGGGATTACATGGCTTTCGATGAAGCAGGCGAGTTCCTCGAGGAGCAGATCGCGCAGATCATGGCTTGGGTGCGAGCCGAACCTGGCAAACGCACACGCGTGATACTGGGCTCCAATCCGCCGCGCACCGCCGAAGGGATGTGGATGCTGAAGTGGTTTGCGCCGTGGCTTGACGATAAATTTCCAGAACCTGCTGTGCCTGGCGAGATTCGCTGGGCGATACACACCACCAAGGAAGGCGAGACGCACGTCATCTGGGTAGATGGGCCCGGGGTGTACTTCGAGGAAGGGGAGGAGTATATCGCGAAGAGCTACACCTTCATGCCGGCAAGTCTGGAAGACAACCCCTATCGAAATACACCGGAGTATAAAGCCCAGCTGCAGTCACTGCCTGAGCCGCTGCGCTCGCAACTGCTTTACGGAAAGTTTGCCACCAGCCTGAAGGATCTCGACAATCAGTGCATACCCACCGAGTGGGTACGCGCGGCGCAGGCCCGCTGGACTGACAAACCCCCGATGCTGGACCCGCTTGTGCCCGTACCGATGTGCGCGATCGGTGTTGACTGCACGGGTGGCTACGAGGATCCGATGGTGATGGCGCCGCGTTATGACAAGTGGTACGCGCAGATCATCAAGATACCCGCCAAGGATATTCCTGCAGAGACTGCCGGCGCGACGGCTGCTGGTCATGTAGTGGCTGCGCGTACAGGCAAGGCAGTGGTCGTGGTCGATATGGGCGGCGGCTATGGCGGGCCGCTATACGAGAAGCTTGTCGAGAACGAAATCGAGGCGATTCAATTCAAGGGCGCGGAGGGTACACCTCGACGAAGCAAGGCCAAGCTCGGTTTCACCAACAAACGCAGCGCCGCATACTGGCTGTTTCGTGAGGCACTGGACCCGGCTCAGCCTAATGGCAGCCAGATTGCGCTGCCTCCTAACACTCGTCTGCTGGCCGGCTTGACGGCCCCGACGTTCGAGGTCACGCCCCGGGGTGTTCAAGTTGAGCCAAAAGTCAAGTATGATCAGGCAGGAAAGGTTACAGGGGGAGTGAAAAAGAAGCTGGGTTTCTCCCCTGACGAAGCTGACGCAGTGGTGCAGGCCTGGTTCGAAGGGCCGCGCGCGGAGACGCACATGCTACAGTGGTTATCGCGAGTGGAAGAGAATAGACCCTTATCAAGGACCCCGAGAGTTGTGTCTGGGCGCCCGCCACCCCTCTCCGCCAGAGCCAGGAGGTAGTCATGAGCTTAAGTGATTGGGACCCCACCAGGCCTTTACGAAAGGCCGGTAAGCAGATAGATAGGACCGTGCGCAAAGCCGCCAGTGACACCTATCACGCGCTGGTAGTGGATCCCGTAAAGCAATCGGTAAGGCAAGCCAAGCGCACTGTCGCTCCTCTTTTTCCTATTGCGCACTGGCCGGAACAACCCACCCCTCCTTCCGCTGCGGAGATTGCAGCCGCGCTGGCACCGACCACAATGCCGATGCGCAATGACGCTGCCGCGCAGCAAGCGCGCCGTCGAGCGCTGGCGCGAGAGTATTCACGGCGCGGTCGACAAAGCACGATCTTGTCTCGCGGTGGCGGTGGCGGACGCGGGCTGGGCGGCTGATGAACGCCAAGAAACTTAAAGAGCTGGCGCTCAAACTGCTTGGTGACAAGCAGTCGCTGTCATCTCTGCATCAGGAGATCGCCGAGAATTTCTATCCTCAACGCGCTGACTTCACCATGAATCGCGCGCTGGGCGATGACTTCATGTACGACAAGCTGACATCGTACCCGATGATCTGTCGCCGTGAGCTTGGCAATCAGTTCTCAACCATGCTGCGCCCCACCTCCAAGCCCTGGTTCCATGCAGGTATTCGCTTTCAAGAGAAGATCGACACTGAAACGAAGCAGTACCTCGAAGGCTTCGAGCAGGTGCAGCGTCGTGCAATGTACGATCCGCTGTCCTTGTTTACCAGGGCGACCAAGGAAGGTGATCATGACTTTGCCTCTTTCGGTCAGTGCGTAATATCGATCGAGCTCGCCCCCAGTGGAGATCGCCTGCTGTATCGTTCTTGGCACATGCGCGATGTGGCGTGGCAGGAGG